GCGGTAGCGTCATCTTTGGCAACGAGACTATGTACTCTGCCAATGGGTTTCTTACTAGTGGCGCATGGACAGATACCTACACAATACCAGCTATTGAAAGTACAGGATCAGCATCTAATTCAAAAGCACTGTATGAATATACATGTTATGCAGGTGCAGCCGATTTAAGCACTGGGTTTGATGCTGGCACGATTATGAACGGCACATTGCGCAGCTACTCTGGTTCAACCCCAGCATGGTTACGATTAGTAGGTGGTAACTTAGCAACAGTAGTTATTACAGGTACTGCAGGTCAGTTTAGTTGCACATCTACGCTGTTAACTGTTGGCATGGCTGTAACAATTTCTGGCACTTATGGTGGTACAGGTTCTATCACAGGCTACACTGATCCTAAAACCTATTACATCATTACCACAAACGGCACGACAACATTCACGTTGTCTAGTACTTACAATACAGGTACGTTGTCTACAGTTGCAATAACTGGAACCGCTGGACAATTTAGCTGTACTGCTGCAACATTGACTGTTGGTGCAACTGTAACTATCTCAGGAACTTATGGTGGCACTGGAACAATTTCAGGTTATAGCAATCCAACAACGTATCACATCATTGCTACAAATGGAAGCACAACGTTTACCTTGTCTGCAATAGCTGGTGGATCACCTATAACTACAACAGCAGGAACCCCTACAGGCTTAACTTATACATTAGGTAACGTAGCCCTAACAACTACAGCTGGTACGCCTACAGGTTTAACCTATACCATTCCTAGTTATGTTCAAATGAACGTTACTAGTACAACTTATGGTTTGACGTATAAAATTATTATGCGTAGAGTTTATCCAGGCGTTGCTGTTTAACTCGTACTAAGTAAATCATGGATACACAATATTTTATTAACACAACTTTAGGACTAGGCTTTAGTGTTTTAGGTTGGTTTGCTAGAGAATTGTGGTCTGCTGTTAAAGAACTTAAAGTTGATTTATCTAAGTTGCGTGAAGATTTACCCAAGTCTTACATAACTAAAAACGACTACCGAGATGATCTTAATGAAATAAAGAATATGCTTGGTAAGATTTTTGATAAATTAGATAACAAACAGGACAAGTAATTGTTATTAGGAACACATTATGGCAAGTACATATTTTATTGATAACACTACTCCTATTGTTTCTGCTTGGCTTAACGATGTAAACAATTACGTTTATCAGGGTAAGCAGCGTGGTACAGTTGTAGCCACATCAGGTCAAACTTTGTTTGTAGTTCCTTTTACTTACACTATGGGAGCTAATACTCTTGATGTATTTATTAATGGCGTAAGACAAATACTTGGCAATAGTTATTTTGAAAACACAACTACATCTGTTGTGTTCAATACTCCTGTTCCTGTCACTGCTATAGTTGAATTTATAGGGTAAAAATATGGAACAAATTATTGCCCTATTGTTTTTAGATCGTACTCTTGCACATTTAGAACATCTTCGTACTAAAAGTTTTGCTCAACACATGGCTTTAGGAACTTTTTACGATGAGATTGTTGACTTAGCTGACAAGCTTGCTGAAGCCTACCAAGGTTATGATGAAGTAATGCAAAACATTCCTTTGCTTAGCCACAATGGTAAAGGTAAGATTGAAGACATTTTAGGACAGCATGTCTTAGAAATTGAAAAATTACGCAAATGCTGTGACCTTACTGCAATTCAAAACATCATTGATGAAGTTATTGCGTTGTACTTGTCTACTATCTACAAGTTGCGTAACCTGAGTTAAGTACCATGTCTTACAAACCTAGGTGGGATAACGGAGGTTGGAAGGTTATCTGCGATGTTTGTGGTCGTCTATTTAAAGAGTACGGCTTACAAAAACGTTGGGACGGACTTATGGTTTGTTCTGGCGATTGGGAACCTAGGCAACCCCAAGACTTTGTACGAGGTGTAGCAGACAAACAAGCACCCCCTTGGGCTAGACCAGAAGCTTCAGACGAATTTGTATTTGTTTGTACTCCCATTACTTCCCAAGGTTTAGCTGACTATGGGCAAGCAGATTGTGCTAGAGCAGACACAGATAACGGATATCGTCCTGTGTGTACTATGGAAGGTTCTATAGCCGTGCCTCCTACAGCTATTGCGGGTTGCGCTGTAGCGGGTAAACTATACCCTGGATTAAACGACTTTTTGACTGGTGGATAATCATGAGTTCTACGTACACAGTTACACGAGATCAAATTATTACCCTAGCTTTACGTAAACTAGGTGTTCTTGAGATTGGTGCTACTCCTGATGCAGACACTATAGCTAATGCTTCTATGTCTTTTAATCTGTTAATTAAACAGATGAGTACAGATGGACTTAAGCTTTGGAAAATATCTGAACTTATCATCCCTCTTGTTAACAACCAAACTTCGTACATTCTTGGTGGCTCTACATCTGTATTGATGTACGACTCTCTTAATCCTACTGTAGCTATTACAGATAGGCCGTTAAAAGTTATTCAGGGGTTCTATCGTAACTCTCAAAGCTCACCACCAATTGACGTACCTGTGATGGTCATCTCTAAACAAGAGTACAACATCTTGGGTTCTAAGCAATCTACTGGTGTTGCTAATACTATCTTTTACGATCCACGCCAGTTAAATGGTATGTTATATGTGTACTTAACACCTAACCTTTACACACAAACTAACCTACAACTACACCTTATTGCCCAGTTGCCATTAGATGATTTAACTACTGCTTTGGGTGTTCCAAACTTTCCAAATGAATGGATGAACTGTTTGGTGTGGAATCTTGCAGATCAATTGTCTATGGAATATGGCGTACCTATGAACGCTAGACAAGAAATTGCTTTACGAGCCGCTGCTTATAAAACCCAGTTAGTTGATTGGGATGTTGAGGCTTCTAGTACATTCTTCTCTCCTGACTATCGTTCTATAAGCAACAACTCTTACGGGCGTTAAACATGGCTATAGAACGTATTCCATTAACGCAACCTATTGAGTCCCGTAATGGGACTTTTAATAAAGACTCGTATTCTTCTAACTGTTTCTTTGAAACCAGGGATATTAAACGAGAGTTTATTAAACGTCCAGGTCTTGTAGTTGGTACACAAATTACACCTGTTACACCTCCTGCTTACTTAGATAGTCAGGGGCTAAATGCTTTTAACAACAAGTTAATTGCTGTTATTAATAACGTTGTATATCAAATAAATCCTACTGGATATGTAGTTACAACTATAGGCTCAACTTCTGTGTCTACTAGTCAGAGCTATTTTGTAAACACTTTTCTAGACAATTACATGTTCTTCCACAACAAGTTGAACCTATATTTGTACAGTAAAACTGGAGTATTTAGCACTGTAACTACAGATAAAATTAATGCTATCACTGTTACTGGGGGTGGAACCAACTACAGCCAAGGAATTACCCTATCTTTTTCTGCTGGTGGTTGTGCTGCCACTGCTAATGTAGACCCTACTACTGGGATTATCCTCAGTGCTACAATTACCAACCAAGGTGCAGGACTATCTGCTGTGCCTACCATCACAATTAATTTACCTGCTAATCAAACACCAACTGGTACTGACATAGCAAGTAGTTACGTAGACTTTACTGTAAATAGTGCTACAGGTTTATACGTAGGCATGACAGTTATAGGAACTGGTGTTGCTACTGGCTCTAAAGTTACAGCTATTGCTGGTACTCAAATAACCTTAGATACTCCTAAAACAGACCCCGTATCAGGCACTATTACTTTTACAGATGAGGGTTCAGGTGGTGCTCTAACAGCCACATTAAACTTTGTGCCTACTGCACCTTATGTGTCTGGAGTTGTGTTTTTAGATAACTACGTATTTGTTGGTACTAGTAACAACAGGATTTATAACTCTGACTTAGGTGATCCAACTACTTGGAACGCTTTAAACTTCCTAAGCTTTGAACAAACTTCAGACACTTTAGTAGCTATAACTAAGCACTTAAATTATCTTATAGCTTTTGGAGCTGTAAGTACTCAACTTTTCTATGATGTAGCTAATCCTGTTGGTTCACCTTTGGCACTAGCTGGAAGCTATACCTCTGAAATTGGTTGTGCTAATGGTGATTCTGTTGTCTCTACTAATAATACTGTTCTTTGGGTAGGCACTAGTAAAACTTTTGGTAAGTCTGTGTATATGATGGATGGTACAGCCCCTGTACGTATCTCTTCTGCTAACATAGATCGACACATTGAAGCTGATGGTTTAGGTGATATAGCTGCATACTGCTACACAGTCAATGGTCACACACTGTATATCCTCACACTACATACTACCCACCAAACTTTGGTCTACGACCTTAATGAGAAGATGTGGTACACATGGACTCAGTACTCTTTGCAAAGTAGTAACCAACCTAACCCAGGTACGTACCAAGAGTCTTACTTTAGACCTACCTACTACACCCAATTAAATGGTGTCCCATACGTCTTAGATGACGATACAGCCACTTTATATTACTTGGATGTCAATACATACCAAGATGCTGGTCAACCCATTTACTGCCGCACTGTTACGGACATCTCAGACAACGGAAGTACTAAACGTAAGTTCTTTGGTAGGTTAGAAATTATTGGAGATAAAGTAGCTGGAACTATGCAGATACGTCACTCTGGTAATGACTACAACACTTGGTCTGACTATAGGTCTGTAGACCTTAATGCTCCTCGTGCTCAAGTGTATTTAAGTGGTGCTGACAGACGTAGAGCTTGGGAGTTCTTGTGTACCAGTAATGTTCCTCTTCGTCTTGACAGTGCTGAAGTTGACTTCAGGATTGGTGAGATGGATCAAGAACAAGAAGTTGGTGGTGGGAGGTATCGTAGATGACTGAAATAGTTATTAGTAACGATGCCAATAAAGTACAGTTTAGAGAGAACATTATTAATGTTCAAGAAGGACTGTTAAAAATGATTGCTGAAGGTGTAGCTAAAGATACCTTACCTGATTGCAAGCTAACTCATTACTACGCTCCTATTGATAATAACTATGGTTGTGGTACTTATGCCCGACAAATGTTTATTCCCAAAGGAACTCTAATAATAGGTAAAATCCATAGACATCAACACTTAAACTTTATCATGCAAGGTAGAGTGTCTGTGTCAACAGAGTTTGGACCAAAATATTTTGAGGCTCCATGTATCTTTGTTTCTGAGGTAGGTCTTAAACGTGCTGTTATTGCAGAGGAAGATACCATCTGGGTAACAGTGCATCTCACTAAACATTTAGGTGAAGAAAACCTAGCTAAGATGGAAGAAGAAGTAATAGCTCCATCTTATAAAGAACTGGGTCTAATTGACTCAACCAAAGACTTGATTACGGAGAAATAAAATGACTTTTGGTTTAACTGCTGTACAAGCCATCTCAATAGCTGGTGGTATTAACTCTCTTACTGGCGGTGGTATTACTAAGATGCTTGGTTTTGACGGAGCACCTAGTGGTGCTGAAGCACGACGTATGGCTGATCCTTTTATGGATTACAGAGCTAACTTAGGTGCTATGTATTCTGGTGCATTACAACCAGGAGCAAGAACTAATATTGAATCTATGCCAGGGTTCTCTCAGTATCAAACTGGAGTTATAGACCCTGCTATGGAAGCACAACAACGTACTGCTGCTAAGTCAGGTATGTTGTACTCTGGTAATGAGATGCAAGCTTTACAACAGACTGGTCAGAAAGGCTACTATGGCTTTATGACTGATTACCTCAATCGTCTTGCTCAAGGTTCTGGTGCTGTTAATAATCCTGCTCAAGCTGCAGGTTTGGGTTTAAATCAAATGGGACTGAATCAACAAGGCTTTATGCAAGGCATGGGTGCTCTTGGTCAAATTGCTGGTCAATTTGCTGGTAGTGCTCCAACTACATATGGCACTAACTCTATGTCACAAACTGGTATGACCTTTGGTGGTGGAGATACTGATTGGACTATGGGTGGAACATACGCACCATAAGGATTAAATCATGGCATTCTTAATGACAGACATGGTTGCTGGCAGTAATGCTGCCCGTACCCTACAACAAAATGCATATGGTGCTCAATATGATGAGGCCAATATAGCTGCGGCTGCAGAACAAAACCAACTTAAATTGCAACAGGATCGTATTAAAACGATGTACGCTCCTGAAGAAACTAGGCTTAAACTAGAACAAGATCAACTTAGTAATGAAAAAACTAAACTTGCTAATCTTGTTACTGATACTAACTTTAAAGCCAGTGAATCTTCTAAAGCAAAACTAAGAGCATTAGCTGAAACACCAGAGTTTAAAGCTGCGACTGATGCTGAAAAACTACGTCTATCTGCTGCTATTCAATTTCAAAATGCTGATGTAGAAAATGGTGTTAAGACTTTAACTGCTGCTGAGTTGTACGACACTAGAGAGTTGGCTAATAAACAAAAAACATTAGACCAAACAGCTCAACAAATTGGTAATGCTTATGGCGTTATTGCTGCTGTTCCTGATGATAAAGTAAATGAGTTTGTAGATCAGCTACCTGCAGAAAGTAAAAAAGCTCTTATTGGTCAAGTTGGTGAAGCTAACTGGAATAGGATGACTGGTGCTGAAAAGAAAGAAGCTACTAAGAACCTTATGCTAAACGCTAAAGGTCAGATGGCTACCCAACTTAAACAGATTGAAGCTGAAAAACAAATTCTTATCAATGAGTCTCGTGAACGTATAGCCCGTATTCGTGAAGATGGTAGGCTTAACGTTAAACTAGCTGGTGGTGGTACTGATCGTGAGATGCGTGATTGGAATCTGTATAACAAAGCTATTGAAGGTATTGATAGGTCTGGTAAAAAGACTTTAGATAAATTAACTGAAGCTGTTGATGCGGCTGATCTTGCACAAGAAAAAAGTAAAATCAATAGTTTTTTTCCTAATGCAAAAAACCCTAGCGAAACAACTGCTCTAGCCTATAAAAAAGCTGTTGAAGCTCGTGATAACTTTCAACGTAATCAAATTAAAAAACAACTTGATGTGACTAGAACTGCTCCTAACTTTCCAGGTAAGGCTGCTATTATTGAAAACATGACTAGAGAACTAGAGTTGTATGGTCCTGATCCTAAAACACCAAAGGAAGAGAAGCCAGAAGCTAGTAAACCTGCTGCTCCAGCAGTAGCTCCTGCTAAACCTAGTGTTCCTAATAACAAACCTCCTGCTAAATTAACTCAAGAACAAAACAATGCCGCCATTACTAAAGCTAACGAAGCTATTAAGAATGGTGCTGATCCTGAAAAAGTTAAAGCTAGACTAAAAGAAGCTGGTGTTTCATTCAAGGAGTAATGTATGGCTAACGACATCTCTTTTGATGATTTGGTTCCAAGTAAACAAGTAAATAAGTCAGTTCCTTCTACGGGAGTTGATATTTCTTTTGATGATTTAGTACCTAAAGAACCACAAGCTAAACCTTCAACTACCCGTCTTATCGAAGGTAAAGGTGGTGCTGCTTTTGGTGTATACCCTAAAGCTGGTTTAGATCAAGACCCAACTAGTAGGATTGCTACAAACATTGGTCGCACTGCAACTGAGTCCGTTATTCCCACTGGTGCTGGTTTAGCTGGCTTTGGTGGTGGTATGGCTGCTTCTATGCCTGTAGCTGCTGCTGTTGCTCCTCTTACTGGTCCTTTTGCTCCTGTTGTTGCAGGTGCTATCCAACTTGCTGGTGGTTTTGGTGGAGCGTTAGTTGCATCAGGTGCTGCTAAAAAAATTCAAGACATGATGCACGAAGCATTTGCTCCTGAAGACTTTGCTAAACGACAAGAAGAAAAGAAACGATATCCTGGAGCTACGTTTGTAACTGAGTTAGGTGTAGGTATGGCAGGTATGTCTCCTAAAACTGCTGTTACTGCTTTATCACCTACTGCAGGTAAATTTACAAAACTTGCTTCTACAGATGTGGGTCAACGTTTAATCTCTGGTGGCATACAAGGTGGCATTGAAGCAGGTACTGAATTAGCTACTGAAGGAGAAATTACTCCTTGGAAAGTAGGTGCGTCTACTGCTGCAGGTATGGCTATGCCTGGCTTTAACGTAGCAGGTAGGATTCCTTTTGCTTTAGGTACTAAGGTTGGTGAGAAGATTGGTGCAAAGATTTCTACTATTCTTCCAGGTAGTGCGGATACAACAATTAAAACAACTACTGATCCATTGCCTCCTAAGCCACCTGAAGGTGCTACTCCAGAGGAAAGAGCTGTATACATTCAAAAGCTTGAAGCTATCAAAGCAGAGCGTGATGCTAAAGCTCCGTTAACTGAAACTGCTATTAGGAACAAAGAGACTGGTGCTATTGAACGCATGGGTCCAAAGCATGATGAACAACGTAAGCTAGACACTGCTGACACACATGACCAAGGTTTTGTAGATGAACGTGGTAATTTCTTAACTCGTCAAGAAGCTATTGATCGTGCTAAAAACACCGAACAACTTCCTAAAGACTACATGCCAGATGCTCCTGAAGTAGGTTTGCGTAGTGAAGATTTGCGTAAAGCAGGTGATGAACGTTTTAAACTTCCTGTTGAGCAGGATGTTAATGCTCCTCCTAAAGAAGTTATCACAGAAAAGCCTACTGAAAACAAAGATTACTACAGACAAAAGCTTGCTTCTCTTGAGCAAGTAAAAGTAGAAATACTTGCTGAAGTTGAATGGGCTAAATCTAATAATGACGCAGAATATCAAGCTAGGATGGAAGAAAATTTAGCTGCTGTTCTTACTGAAATGCGTAAACAACAAAGTTTGCTTGATGTTGCAGACATGGCTAGAAGTGATATTAAAAAAGCCATAGAAAACAACGAATACAAACGTGTTGAATTAGAACTAGAAGCAGAGAGAGCTGCTGCTGATGGCAATGAACAACGTGTTACTAGTATCAATGAGCAGATCAAACAGTTGGAAACAGAACACGCTCAACTATATGAGGACATGCCTCCTATTAAGTTTGAGAACTCTAGAAAACCAACTTGGGAAGAACTGCAAGACTTCTTGTATGGAACCAAAACTATTGGTGAAGCATTAGATCGCATTCTTGCTACTAAAGAGTTGGGCAGTATTAGTCAACGAATTTTGATGAAAGCTCTTAATGAGTCTAGTTTTATTCGTAGTACAGACCTTGAGTTTTATCAAGACTATATTGCATATCAAGACAAAGATGGTAATTGGAAACAAGATGGGGCTGGTCTATACACAGGTGGTGGGGATAAACACATTGTGCAGATGGGTAAAGACGGCAACTTACAAGTGTTGCTGCATGAAACTATTCACGCTGGTACACAACGACTGTTAACTGACCAAACCACAACTGCTGCTATTAAGATGCAGGAGTTATTTGATAAGTATAAAGCTTCTAATGGTGATCAAAGCTACGGCTTTACTAACGTACATGAGTTTGCTGCTGAAGCATTTACTAGTAAAAAATTCCAAAAACTATTAGCTGGTATTCAGGTTGGTCAGCAACCTAAAGGTGTTGCTAGTAACATGTGGGCTGCTTTTAAAGAAACAGTCCGTAAAGGTTTGGGAGTGCCAGAAGGTGTTCGTACAGCTTTTGATGAGGTAATGGATCAAGGTATTTCTTTAATTAAACAATCTAAAGACTTTACTCCTCGTCCTGACTTTGCTCCTGCAAGTAGTCCATCTAAACCACCTAGCTCACTAGATGAGCCTAGCACAACACCAGGTGCTTCTGTTAAGAGCATGTTGGAAAAAGACAAAACTGCTCCTGTTGACAGAACTAAAACTAATCCTCGTGACGTTAAAGACGAAAAGGAATTCTATGAAATTGCCACAGATATTTACGAAAAGCATGGACCTACTGAAGCAACTAGGTTCTACGAAGGTTATCGAGAGTACAAAAAGACTTGGCTCGAACCTATTAAAGAAACTGAAAAACTTGTTGGCATCAACATCAAAACCAAACTAGCCAATGATCGCATCATCCACAATGAGATGGGTCAAATGCAAGAAGTTGTGCCTGATCCTGCTCGTAGAGAAGCCATTGCTGTAGCTGTCGATAAAGGTGATCTATCAGGTTTAAGTCCTACAGAACTTGCTGTTGCTAAACAATACGAGGCTCTTGTTAAAGACATTGGTGATCGTGCTGTTGAGCAAGGTGTTGTTAAAGGTTTGCTTGAAGACTATGTAACCCACATTCTTGATTGGCGTGGTGCTCCCAAAGGTGCTCGTGAAGAGTTTATTCAATCGTTATTAGGAACAGGTAAACGTGATCCTGGTATGGGGGGCATGACTACTGAGTCTAAGTTTGGTAAAGAACGTAAGTTTAAAACTTTTGCTGACTTAGAGTGGTACATCAATGATGTTAATTCTCGTATTGCTGCAGCAGGTAAGTCTGATTGGAGACTTAATATTAAAACCAAAGACATTGCACAAATCTACAAAGAGTATGCAACATCAATGGAAAAGGCTATTGAAAATAAAAAGTTAGTAGATAGCCTTAAACAAGTACGTAATGTTGAGGGCGAGTCTTTAATCAAAGAGATTAACAAAGAGAATCCAGTACCCTATGGTTGGGAAATTATGGACAGTCCTCAGTTTGCTGGGTACGCTGTTCATCCTGATTTAGTACCAGCTTTAAAGTTTGTGTTTGATGCTGGACCTGGCGATTTAATGGCTGCTCTTGGGTATGTGTCTTCACTTACTAAACGCATTAACGTTATTGGTTCTTTCTTCCACGCTAAATCTTTGATTGAAGTTTTGTCTAGCACTGGTTCTGCTATACCTTTATGGACTCCTACTAAAGAAATTACTTTGGGGGGTATAGATAAGTTATTAGGAACAAAGTATTCTGGTATCACCAAAGCTCTAGATCAGTTTAGAAAAGGTGGTCTTGGTGATAACGTAGACAAGTGGATCAAAGAAGGTGGCTTAGTATTAGAAGTTCCAGAAGATGTTGCTAAAGGCATCTTGTCTACTACAGGTAAATTTGCAGACGAGATGATTGCAAAGTATGGTCCTAAGACTCGTGTGCTTGAATCATCTTTAACTGTTGTTGAGAAAGCTACCCTAGGTATCTTTGACAAAATTACTTGGGACTTCTTGCACACTGGTGGTAAGTTGATGGTTGCTGATGCCTACTTAGGTAGAGCACGAATGGAGGCAATTAGGGCAGGTAAACCTTTTGATGAGGTAGCTGCTCGTAAAGAAATTTCTAGCTTTGTCAATGATAGCTTTGGTGGTTTAAATTGGTTTGATGCTGCTACACAGACTCAAAATGAGTTTGCTAAGCGTATGGCTATGGCTGCTTACAATCCTGCTGGTCGCAGAGGTTTGCAGATTATGTTGTTTGCTCCTGACTGGACGCTCTCAACACTTCGTGCTTTTACTGCTGCTCTTCCTAAAGGTTTAAATCCAACTAAATGGAATCCTGTTGAAGGCATTAAGGGCATGATGACTCCTACAACTAAAGCTGACTATGCTAGGTTGTATCAATTTAAGACTGCTATTGCTTATATTACTTTGGTTAACACTATTAATCTAATGGTAGCTGGTAGACCTGCGTGGGAAAACAAAGACCCAACACGTATCGAGTTCCCTGATGGTACGTCTATGCAAGCCATGAAACACGCTATGGAACCAGCTCACTGGATCATGGACCCCACTAAAACATTGTCTAACAAGCTAGGATTTATACCTAAAGCTGCAATTATTTACACTGCTGGTACTGAGTACGCATCTCCACAAGCTCCTAAACTACTTGACCCAAGTCTTTTAGGTAGAACAGAGGCTGTCCTAAAAGGTGCTGTTCCATTCCAGGTGTCTGCTGCTAGAGAAGCTCCTGAAGGTGAAGGTGCTAAACGTGCGTTACTGGGAACATTAGGCTTCCCTCTTTATGGTGGTACAAAAGAACAGAAAAAAGAAAAGAGAGCAGAGAGAGAACTGATTCTCAAAGAAAACTCTTGGAAGTACAGAAACAAAGAGATTGAAGCTGGTAGAGAACCTTTGACTAGTGAACACACTAAGCAAGGTGAAATGCTACGCAAACGTAGACAAGAATACGAAAAGAAAAAGGCTGCAAAAGATGGCGAATAGACCTATTGCACCTATTCCCCAGGATAAGATTGGGGAAAGCTTTGTCTGGAGAGATTGGTTTCAGAAGCTAAGCGATAAAGTTTATGGCTCTATGAGTGAACAAAACTCTGATGCTATTAATGTTACTGGTGGTACTGTTAATAACGTTAGTTTTTCTAACGTTACTATTGTAAAAAGCAAGTTAGACAGTACACCTATTGGTCAATACTATCCTTCTACTGGATACTTTACTTCTGTAAAGATAGACAAACCTTTAGCTGTTATCTATGGTGGTACAGGAACATCGACACCTAGCCTTATAGCTGGTACAAATATAACAATAACTGGAGCCTGGCCTAACCAAACAATCAATTCGTCTGGTGGTGGAGGTGGTAGTGGCACTGCTCCAGTTACATACACAGCCAACTTTACTGTTGCTGCAACTGACATCTGGATTATTAATAACAAGCCTAGCACTTCTTGTGTAGCTACTTTGCCTACTCCTTCTGCTAATACAGGACGCATTCTTAGGTTTCAAAATTACCAGTCTCAAACATTAGTGTCTGCTTCTTCTAATGTAGTCCCACTTGTGGGTGGTGGTGCTAGTACTGCTATTCTTGCCGCTGTTGCTGGTGATACGTGTACTCTTGTGTCTGATGGTACAAGCTGGATAATGACACAATATGTTCCTAATAACGTCTTACTCTTAGAGTAATATGTTTGAGCTTTTACTATTCTTGTCCGTTGAATACAGGTGTGTTAAGTGGATGTGGGTAGGGGATGTGTACAGCCGAAGGGTGTACTGTATTAAATGGGAAAAAGTGGATAAAAAATGATTGATCCCATCACAGCACTAGCTGGCATACAGTCAGCAATCAGCATGGTCAAGAAGGCAGCAAAGGTTGCCAATGACTTAGGCTCACTTGCGCCCATGATTGGTAAGCTATTTGACGCTAAGTCTGTAGCTACAAAAGCCATGCTTCAGGCTAAACAGTCTGGCAAAGGCTCAAACATGGGTACGGCTTTGCAGATTGAGATGGCACTAGAGCAAGCCAGAGCGTTTGAGGAAGAGTTAAAGATGCTCTTCATGCAGACAGGCAAGATTGACGTTTGGAACAAGATTAAAGCCCGTCAAGCAGAGATGGACTTGGCAGATGCTAAAGAGATAAGTGCATTAAAGGCAGAAGCAAAGAAAGCCAAAGAGAAAGAGCAAGAACAACTAGAGATTGGTTTGGCAATAGGTGGAATATTCTTTGTTTTGTTTCTAGTCTTTGTTGGCGTAAATGAGTTGATGACATTCTGTGAAGCAACAAGAAGGTGTGGTCGGTGAATGAGTATCAAAAGACCTTTGACTTGTGCCTCAAAATCTTCGTTTACGGGTGCGTGGCTTTGTATTTCTTGGGTTTTCTGAAGTTCTTACCTGATGATCTGTCTGACAGAATTGTCAATCTTCTACTTGGAAAGGTTGGTCTTGGTAAATGAAATATCTGTTGCTTCTTTTACTTCTCACTGGTTGCGAAGAGAAATATCGTTATTTTTGCCAAAACCCAGATAACTTCCATGCTGAATCATGTCAAAAACCTAGATGCCAATTCACTCAGACTTGCCCTGAGTACTTGGTTGCCCCAATCTTGGAGAAAAAAATCAATGATGTCCAACCAGAAACAAAAGCTAACAACTGACGAGATCGAGGTAAGAATTTGGGCGTTTGTTGTGATTGCAGTCACACTTATTCTCACATTTATTGTTGTTGCTTTGCTCTATTCTGTGACTTTTGTCACTCAGCCAATCAAAAGCATGGCCCCGATTGACCAAGCCTATACCAAGATGCTGAACGACATTGTTCTGTTGATCGTGGGCGGTATCGGTGGAGTTATTGGTAAACGGGCTATGTCAAGTGCCGCCAGAGCGTTTAATCCTCCACCAACGTGTCAACCAATGGGCTATGGAGGCTCTATGGGCGGTTTTAACTCGTCCTATGCCCCTCCGCAATCTGCGTATGGTTTGCCTAGTCAACCATTTGGTGCTATGCCTGTTTGGAAGAATCCAGAGTTAGATGAATCGTGGACACCTGGTCCTCCTCCAACTACTCCTCCAGAACATCTTGAAGATGATGATGTCAGAGAAGAAATAGCTAATGCAAGAAAAGAGGTTGACTAATGTTTGGAATACCTTTACCTTATTTGTTACTAGCAACATGCATTGCTTTGTTTGGTTCTTATCGAAGTGGCTATCATTTTGGATGGTCAGACAAAGATGCTGAAATGCAAGTAGTTATAGCTAAAAAAAATGAAGAATCTCGTAAAACAGAACAGCAACTAAACGAACAAATTAACCAAAACGCTACTAAATTATTGGAAGCTACCAATGCTATTAATCAAAAAACTTCTGCCCTTGCTGTTGCCAATCGTGCTGGCAAGTTGCGCCTCTGTCCCACCAGTTACGTACAAGCCACCACAAGTACCCCCGTTGCCACCACAGATACAAAAGCAACCAGTGAACCTGACAGACAGGCTAATGAACCTTCTGATGCCGAAAGAGCAACAATCGATGCCATCGCAGAAATAGTTGCCCAAGGGGATAAGAATACTGTCGCTTTGAACGCTTGCGTAGACTCGTATAACCAGATGAGAGACTTGTTGAATGATAAACGCTGACCAACTCCGACAACTTCACATTGGTGAAGAATGGGTAGATGCCCTGAATGCCACTTTTGAGCGTTTTGACATTATGAATCCCCTTAGAAAAGCGGCTTTCATTGGTCAATGTGGGCATGAATGTGGGAACTTTAGGATTCTTGAAGAAAATTTGATGTATAGGGCAGAGGCTTTGCAGAAGTTATGGCCTAAAAGGTTTGATGCTGCCAAGGCACAGATGTGCGCTCGTAATCCTAAGTTGATTGCCAATACTGTTTACAGCTCACGTATGGGCAACAGGGATGAGGCTTCAGGGGATGGATGGCGTTTCAGAGGCCGAGGATGTATTCAGTTGACAGGCTCTGCAAATTATCACCATGCAGGTCAGGCATTGGGTGTTGACTTCATTATGGAGCCTGATTTGGTTGCTACACCTCAGTACGCTGCCCTGACAGCAGGGTGGTTTTGGGACACCCACAAGCTGAACCAATTTGCTGATGTACGTGACTTTAAAACCATGACTAAGAAGATAAATGGCGGTTTTATTGGGCTAGAAGACCGCATCAAACATATAAATCATGCACTTGAAGTTTTAACAAGTTAAATATAATTGTCATAAATACTGTATAAGGTGTTGAAATGCCTAACATTCCTAC